ACCTCCATCGCGCCGTTGATTACTCGCTGAAGAGTTTCTGTCCAAGTTTCGTTGTTGCCATCTTCTTTTTTGCGGCTGTATGTGCGGAGAAAAACGATTTCTCCCATGCCGTTAAAGCCCCATGGAGCCTGTTTTTGGGAATACGAATCTACGAACGATTGGTCAAGCGAAGTCATGATTTTTCCTGTGTGATAGTGGTTTGAGTAGGTATCGATTTTAACTTAACCGAGAATACTGAAAGGGTCTAAAGTCGTAGTAACTTTGCTCTTATTTTGACCAGTTTTTAATTAACCCAAGTCTCTCGGCTTCGGCATATGGTATCTGCTTGCCCTTCTTGTGCAACAGAACTTTTGTTTTTATAGATGGTGTTATTTGTCTCTCTTCGTGGATGTCCTCTTCAACTAGATAGGTTTGGACAACCTTGAGGGAGTCAGATAACCCAAATCCAGATATCCTTGTGTGCGAAGAATCGCCACCAGCGCAATCCCCTGTTGGGTGACCGCACACGAGGCAAGGACTCCTGTCCGCAGGGAGAATTGTTACATTATCAAAAAGGTTTCGCGAACGACCATACATGTCGTCGTAGGAGTTGTCATAAAATGGCATATGCGATAATTATACTTTAATAAAATTCCTGTATATGAAATCCATTCATTTTTATTAGGCCCCTTAGCTCATCGTAGGCCTCATTTGGAAGACCTTCAACGATTTTGTTCTTTAGTGCCCGTCTCATTGACTGAGGGTATTTTGAGTTCCTAAAATTCTTTCCCCCGCCGTTTGTATAGATAAGGGTGTCAAACCACTTCAAGGTTCTGCCAAGCTCGTAGGAGTAGGGGACGGCAAGAATGGTTGTCACAAAACCGTTGTCATTTACGGCCTTTTTATCAAGGGTTACGTTGGTTACGGTAATGCACTCTTTTACCGGCTTTGAAGCATCCAAAAAGGCGTCGGATAGAGCTAGGCCTTCCGTCTCTGCCATATCCGCAGAACAGTACCCCTCAGCAACCATGGTTATCGACGACACGCCCCAGTATCGCCTCAGAACGGCGCAGAGCTCCGCACAGCGGGCCAAACGCTCCTCTGGGTCTATCTTCATCAAATCCTGCCTCATTTGGCACACAATCACCAGTTCGTCACGCTCCCAGCCAAAGAAGTTGATTGAAAGGTCCTCCCCGATGCCAAACTCTTTCACGCTGGTGGATTTGGCTAATTGGGCCGCCGTTATAGCAAGGGCAATTTTACTATAATCGTTGTCATATGAACCTTCCACCTTCACAGCCTACGCTGGGCCGCCTCGCGGCAGGGGAGGTAGTTACGCTGTCGCCGTTGAGGGTTTGCTAGTGTTTAGTCTATGGCAACATCAAAGAAAAAGACAACATCAAAGAAGGCTCCTGCTAAAAAGACTGCTGCAAAGCCAGCTGCAAAAAAGGCTGCGCCAAAAAGCACTTTCTCCAAAGCGGAGGATTTCGTTGAAGAAATTGCAGCTAAGCAAATTGCCGAGCATGCAGACAAAATCGAGAAGTTAATCGACAGCATTCCGTCACAGGTTTCCGTTGATGCTCGTGGCGTAAAAAAATGGTTGCGAAAGTTCTTTAAGGGTCTCTCAAAGTAACTTAGTTTTCCACCATAATGGTGGGCTGTGACAACCGAACATCGCAAAGCACCACGCCAAGACGTGGTCCAAATCACCCGCGAGGGTGCATGGGGAAAAGTCGAATATAGACACCTGCTTTCATGCGGGCATACAGAAACTCGCGCACGTGCTGCATCGACCCCAAAATTAGCTTGCGCATGGTGTCTTCGCGCAGTTCAAAAAGATGGAGTAATGAAGGCTCTGACAGCTGGGGCCGTCCTAGCAAACATCGACGACAATATAAAATTTGTTGAAGAAGAAATCGATATAAGCAAAATGAAAGCAGCAATTGCTTCAAGGTTTAAAATACCCTTGGAAGCAATCGATATCGTTGCAACAGACATCTCTGGAAATCTTGTAGTAAAACACGCTCTGGTATTTCTTTCCTCATCCGACGTCGCTAGGATAACCAAACCTAACCCGACCTAAGGAGTCAAATTGTTGCAAAACTGCGATGCGCCACCAGCCGAAGGAAATTGCAAAGGGCACGATGTTGACAAATGGTTTCCGATAATCGAAAAGGGACTACCGCGCGGGCAGTGGGAGAAATACAGGGCTGATACAAAAGAAGCCATTGAGTTATGCAACTCATGCGCCAGTCAAGAACACTGCCTTGAGTACTCACTGAGACATGAGCCAATCGGTATTTGGGGTGGGAAAACAGAATCGGAAAGAGCCCTAATCAGAAGCAATGAGGGAATTACCCTTTCTCGCGAAGCGCGAATCTTTCTTCCAGGGATAGGTCGAAGAAACGCTAACGGATATGCCTACAAAGGAAATTACAGGCTCAAGGACGCTGCCATAAAAAGAGCGTTACGAGAAACACAATGAATGCTCCCGGGCCAATTGTCCAAAACTTCTTAGACCGGCTTGACGGTGTACGCCAAAGCGGTGGCAACTTCATGGCTCGCTGCCCGTGCCGCAACGATGACAACAACCCGTCCCTCTCTGTCAGCGAGGGGACTGATGGCCGAGTACTCGTTCATTGCCACAGAGGTAATGGGTGCGATGCTGCAGAAATATGCGCGTCGGTAGGTCTTTCCATATCTGACATAATGCCGCAAAATGGCACGAGCACAATTTATGAAAAGTCGATTGTAAAAAAAGACAAACAGCAAACGCCAAAGCAAGCACCAAAACCGATTGTCAAAGATGACCTTAAATTTGTCTGTTCCTATGACTACATTGACGAATCCGGTGAATTGTTATTTCAAAAAGTCAGATACGTAAATCAAGATGGAGTCAAGACTTTTCGACAGAGAAAACCAGTTGAGAATGGTGGATGGTCATACTCGCTTTCGGAAGTTCCTAAAATTCTCTACAACCTGCCAGCAGTTCTTGCTGCGAAAGAGTCTGGAACTCCAATATGGGTTGTCGAAGGCGAAAAGGATGTAGACACACTCACGGCTCTCGGCTATGTCGCCACGACAATGCCTGGTGGGGCTGGGCACTGGCTCGACATACACACCGAAGCTCTTGCTGGTGCTGTCGTTGACATCGTTGCAGACAACGACTCGCCCGGATTGGAGCATGCAGCGAAGTTGCTTAATGTTCTCACCATTGCTGGATGCGATGTTCAGGCCTGGATTTGCCCAGAAAAAAAAGATATTACCGACCACCTCAATTCTGGAGAAACATTTGAGACGCTCGTAGCATTTTCTCCAACGTCAGAACCGTCCTCTGAATACATTGATGGTATCGACAACGCCGAAAATATTGAGAATGGTCCAAAAGATAACAACGAACCGGTTGAAGAAAAAACAGAATCGATATATGACTCTGCTTTAACAAAGATTCAAGACCTTTTTGTAAGAGATGACCTCAGCTCTGGTCAAATTATTTCCAAGGTGTCGATGATTCTCTCGGCAACAACATCCAAACAAATAACCGACCCGGGCAGACTCGTTCAGTGGAATGATTTTATTTCAGAGCAGGTTGATGATTCCTACGACTGGGTTATCCCTGGTCTCCTAGAAAGAGGGGAGCGAGTAATCGTTGTTGCCGCGGAAGGTGTCGGAAAAACGATGCTTGCGAGACAGGTCGCGCTTTGCGCCGCCGCAGGAGTTCATCCATTCACCTACGGACAAATGAAACCAGTAACCACACTTACAGTTGACCTTGAAAACCCAGAAAGAATCATCAGAAGAGCGTCCTCTGCAATTGTCACACAGGCCATGCGAAGAGGCCATGTAGCGCGGATTTATGGTGAGGTTTTAACCAAGCCTTCTGGAATGGACTTGCTCAAACCAGAGGACAGACTGATTCTAGAAGAAGCGATTGAGCGTGTTAAGCCAGACATTCTAGTTATGGGTCCTCTGTATAAAGCATTTGTTGACCCAGGTGGAAGAACGTCTGAAGCAATCGCGGTTGAGGTGGCAAAATATCTTGACACGATTAGAACAGTTTACGGCTGTGCGCTTTGGCTTGAGCATCATGCTCCGCTCGGAACAACGGTCACAACACGCGAGCTTCGTCCATTTGGTTCTGCGGTTTGGTCGCGCTGGCCGGAATTTGGTATATCTTTGCAACCCGACCCAACAGCCAATGAGCCGTATGTTTACGACGTACGGCACTTTAGGGGCGCCAGGGACCAGCGTCAGTGGCCTCTAAAAATCAAACGGGGCAAGATATTCCCATTCGAAGTGATTGAGTTCATGAAAGTTGACTAATAACTCACTAAGATAGGGAAATGAGCGAAGACAAAAGCAATAAAATTGCAACGCGTGAATTCCTCGGAGAAAGGGACATGCGTATTTTCAAACTTCGCCAAGCGGGAACATCGACGTCAGAAATAGCGCGACGTTTTGGAATGACCACAAGCGCAGTATCCAAAGCAATATCTAGGCAGCTTGAAAAAATGAACAGAGAAACCCTCATGGCTTATCCTGAGGTTCTTCGCCTAGAGCTTGAGAGGCTCGACAGCCTACAACAGGCAATCTGGCCACTCACACAGCACCGCAGGCAGGTCATGGATGACGGTACAGAGGTTGCCGTTGAGCCAGACCTCAAAGCGATACAGCAAGTTCTTTCGATAATGGACAGAAGAACAAAACTTCTTGGCATGGACCAAACAAACATCAGCGTACAAATGGATGTTGGCAACAAAACCAGCGAAACCATAAAAGCCACGCTTGCTGGCTCTGACCAATTAAAACAAATAGGAAACACATTTGACCCAGAATCAGAAGCTAGACAGCTGCTTCAATTAATGGGCATTTCTGGCGTTCTTCCAGAGAGCGCTGTTCGCCAAATGCTCGGGGAAGCAGACATCGAGGATGCTGAGATAGTATCCATAGAGGAACCAACCGAGGAGCAGGACGAACATGAGTGACAGCAATCTTGAAGCTGCAATGAAGGCGGTTGCCGATTCTGACGACATGTCCGTTAGACCCATAGAAAAAGAAGACGACGGCCCAACCAATACTTCTGTACTTATAAGGACTACGGGCGAGGTTAGAGAAAGATGGAGACAGGCCGCCGAGGTTGATGGGAAGACAATGTCTGCGTGGATACGTGAAGTTCTGAACGCCAAGGCGAAGACGCTTCTTGAATGCGAACACCCTTCGGTTAGAAAATACCCGTGGTCTGTTACTTGTCTAAAATGCGGTCAAAGACTGCAATAAACACTTAACACCTCTCCGCGTTTTTATCACCTATTATTTTATTCGGAGAAACAAATGTCAAATAGAAACGATAAATCAAAAGCATACGGCCCAGAATGGGTTGAAGCTTCTGTTGGTGAATTTTTGGCAAGTTTTGACTCTGGTTTTATGGAAAAATCTGCGAACAGCTCCTATACCAAGCCGGAATTAAGGGAGCGAATTAAGTCTCGCATTTTGGCTGGCTCTGACGGAGGAAAACCAGGCCAATGGTCAGCTCGAAAGGCCCAGCTTCTTGCCGTGCAATACAGAAAAGCTGGAGGCGGCTATCGCGGAGGACTCAGCAAAACTCAAAGGTCGTTAAAGAAGTGGACCAAAGAAAAATGGACTACTAGTGATAGAAAACCGGCGAACAGAACTGGTGGGATGCGTAGGTACCTTCCTGCCGCAGCATGGGAAAAACTCACACCAGCCCAGAGGAAAGCAACAAACAGAAAAAAAATAATGGGCAGTAGAAGAGGAAATCAATTTGTTCCGAATACTGCAAGAGCGGCAAGGGCTGGAAGAAGTGCACGAAAGTCTAACTAGCCATGCCAAAATTTGATGAAGAAGATGACGAGCTGGTTGGCTTAATAAAACAATACGAAAAGTACGTCATCTCCAAGCAGGGCGAGGTAGAGGATTTCGATGAGTGGCTAGAATCCGTCTATGGCAATTCCAGGTCCAAGGTAATGAAGCCGTCAAAAAAGGGTAAGGGCTCAATGAAAAG